GTCGCCATCCCGAAGGAGACCGCCGACCCGACCGGGTACTGGATCGAGACGGAAGGCAACCCCCCGACCGAAAGCCAGGGGACCGTCGGGCAGGTGACGCTCTCGCCGAAGAACGTCGCCGCCTGGGTGGACATCACCCGGAACCTGATGAAGCAGTCCGCGCCCGCGGCGGATGGCATCGTGCTCAGCAGCCTCGTCAAGGTGCTGGCCCGCATGATCGACCTCTCCGTGTTCCACGGCACCGGGGCGAACGGCCAACCGACCGGGATCGCCACGGCGGCGTCCGGAGCATTCACCGGGGCGACGTTCTCCTGGATCCTCGCCATCAGCGCCCTCACGGACGTCATGAACGCGAATGCGGAGAAGCCCGGCATGAATTGGGTCTGCAACCCGACTTCCTGGGGGGTCCTCAAGACCCGCGAGAAGGGGACGGCCGGATATCCCGTGTACCTCTGCGGGGACGACGATCGAATGGCCGGGTTCCCGGTGCTCACCTCGACGCAGATCACCGCGGCGTACCTGTTCTTCGGCGACTTCATGCAGGCGGTGATCGGGGAGTGGGGCGTCCTCGACATCAACGTCGACGACAAGTCCCTCTCGACCTCCGGCGGGATCCGCATCGTCGGCTACCAGAGCGTGGACGTGGCGGTCCGGCAGGCCGGGGCATTCACCCTCGCAACCGACCTGTCGTAACGGCATGGCATTTTCAACCAAGACGGGGGGCAGTCTGATCTCCGGACTGCCCCCTTCGGGTAAGGAGTCGTCCATGAAAATCGAAATAACGAAGCGGTGCCGGGTGCGCGGTGTGGATTGCCAGTCCGGCGACATCGTGGAGACGGATACCGGCATCGCCAGGGACCGGATCGGTATGGGACTGGCGAAGCCATACGTAAAGCCGCCCCCGTATGTTCCCGATGTCGAAGAAGAGGCCGCACCGGGCGGCGAGGAGGAAACCGCAACCCCCGCGGCTGCAGAACCGGCGGGGAAAAAGGGAAAGAGGAGAGAGAGAAAATGAGGAAACATATCGCCGCGCTGATCGCGGCCTTGATCTTGATTCCCGTGATCGTCCTCGGGGCGGACCTGGTTCATTCGATCGCCGTGAGAAAGTCGATCGCGAACGCCTCGGTATCAAATAACGACAACACCGACGGGTCGATCATCGATGGTCTCGGGTATCGGTCCGTCACCTACGTCATCGTCACCGGCACGCTCGCGGATTCGGACGTCACCCTGACTCCGTCGATCATCGCGGGGGACAACGACGCCTTGTCCGATGGCGCGGCAGTCTCTGGTATAGACCTCGTCGGAACCATCGCCGGGGCGACGTTCGCCGCAACCGACGACAATACCGCGAAGGTGATCGCGTACGGCGGGACGAAGCGATACACGCAACTTAGGATCACCCCCGCAAACAACACCGGCGCCGCCCCGTTCAGCGCGGCCGCGATTCTGGGACACCCGCAATATCTGCCGACGCCGTAGGGGGTTGCGTTCATGACTCTCGACTTTCCTCATGACGCCTTCCTGACCGACGAGTTCCTCAGCGTAGCCGCCATCTTCACGCCCGAGGGTGGGCAGGCCAGTAATATCCGGGTCTGCTTCACCCTCGGCGTGGAGGATGTCAACCTCGGCGGAGACATTGTTCCGCAGGGAGCCATCGCTCAGGCGGGCTGCAAGTCGTCTGACGTGCCGGGGGCAAGGAACGGAGATGTGCTTTCGGTTGGAGGCGTGGAGTACCGCGTCCTCCGTCCGCAGCCGGAAGAGACGGGTTGGGCCATTCTGTTCCTCGGGAAGAGGTACTGAGCATGTCCGTCCGATCCAGCATCCTCGCGAACATCGAGACGGTACTCAAAGCCGTCAGCGGAGTTGCGGACGCATCGGTATTCGCGGGGAAGCTGAGGGATTTCGACCTCGACAGCCTCCCGGCGGGCGTCACGCTGCCGCTAGTGTTCGCCATCCAGGGGCCGGAGCAGAGGGCGGAGCAGGTCCACGGGTTCGAGACGTGGAACTGGACCATCGCCGTAGAGGTGTGGTGCGCGGACACCGCGGTTGAGACGCTGTACTCGGCGATCCATACAGCGATGATTACCGACATCACGCGCGGCGGGTACGCGCGCAAGACGGAACGGATCGGCGGTGACGTTCTACCGATCGATCCGGGAAGAGGGATTTCGGCTTTCCAGCAGACTTATCAAATCCAGTACCGGCACCCGTGGGGGACGCCGTAGGAGGAAGCCATGTTCAAAAGTTTCAACCTCGTATGGGCGAAGAAGGAAACGGTCTATGGGACCGACCCGGTGCCGGTATACAACGCCAACGGCATCCTCACCGGGCCGGTAGATATCGAGCCGTCGTACCGGAAACTCGACCGGCTGAACGTCAAATCGTTCCTCGGATCCCGACCCATGCTGAACATCGGCGAGTACGTGAAGGTGTCCTTCGAGACGGAACTGAGGGGCAGCGGCACGGCGGGTACCGCTCCGGAGATCGGCGTGCTGTTCGAAGGATGCGGCATGACGCATACGAATACCCCGGCCACATCGGACGTCTACGTTCCCGATGACGACATCGACGGATCCTCCATCACGCTTTACGTCCAGCAGCACGACCACAAATACATCGTCACCGGATGTCGTGGAACGTGGTCGCTGGACGGGCCTGCGGGCGTGTATCCGAAGGTCAAGTGGGAGTTCACCGGTTTGTACGCGGACCCCACGGACAACGCAATCCCGACGAACACGACGTATGCCGCGACCGTCCCTCCGATCGTGAAGGCCGCGACGTTCTCTCTCGGGAGCTTCGATACCGAGGCGATCATCGGGAACTTCAAGCTCGTCTACGGGAACGAGATCGCCAAGAGGCCCTCGGTGAACGCGACCACCGGGTACCTCGCGCATTACATCAAGGAGCGCAAGGTGACGGCGCAGATCGACCCGGAGGCCGTCGCGTTGTCGGTCTTCAACCCCATCGCGTCGATGCAGGCAAACACGGAGTACGTGATGGGGATCGTCTTCGGATCGGCCGCCGGGAACATCCTGACGATCGCCGCCCCGAAGGTTACGCTGTCTTCCGCGAAGTACGGGGAGCGGGAGAACATCCTGACGTGGGACGGGGGCCTGGATGTCAACCCAGACGCCGGGGAAGACGACGTAGAGCTGACGTGGACGTGAGAATCCGCTGATCGGAGGCGCGCGGGCGCCTGGTTGGGGTAGCCGTAAGGCAGAGGACCCCTCCCGGGACGATACAGGGGAGCCGGGTGTGGGAATCCGGCCCGATTCAGCGAAAGACATAATGGCTGGAGCCATGCGGAGGACAAGATGCGAGACCTGAAGCGTTCCGAGAGCAACCGGCTTGTCATGACCGACGGGGTGACGGGGGAGAAGATCGTCGTTTTCTATTCGACTCCTCTTGCGTCGCAGATCAAAGCGTACCGACAGGCGTCGATCAAGCGGAAGGGTGACAAGGTGGTGATGAATACCTTCGATCCCGCGCTGAAGTACGGGCTGGAGATCATCACCGGATTCGAAGAGGGTGCGTTCGGGTATGACGGTAAGCCCATCTCCGCGGATCCTACGTCGCCGAACTACCGCGAGGACTGGAAGAGCCTGCTCGCGGAGACTGCGGCGGATATCGTGACCATCGTTGCGGCGGTAGCGTTCGATGGTGTGAAGGTGGAGAAAACGGACTCCGGCATCGAGTTCGAGGGGGAGGGAGCAGAAGAGATGCTCCCTTTGGGGCAGAGCTAGACCGCCTGAGGGACAACTGCACCCCGGCGCGGAAGAAGGAGTGCGCGAAGGGATGCGGGGCCTCCCTTGCGTCGGTATGCGCCGCCTGCCCTCGCAGGGAGCCGTACATTCCTACGGCGTGGTTCTCACACGTGTTCTGGCTATGGAGATTACAGAAAGCGGGGTATCCTTTTGTTGCCGATGATCTTACAATGGATGAATGGATGTGCATTTCAGAGATGAAGGATCTGATGGAAATACCAAAATGATGGCATTGGAATGTCCAGTGTGCCTACATGCTTTTACCATTCATCCTTCCCGATTAAAGAATGGGCGTGGAAAGCATTGTTCGAAAAAGTGTTACTGGGAGTCTAAAAAGAAAACTGCTGAATATATTTGCGAGCAATGCGGGAAGAAAACAGAAGGGAAACCAGCAACT